TAAAAGTCCAGCAAACAGTCCTGCAACAATTAAGAAAAAAGGATTTAATAATCCGATGATTGAAACAGGACATTTTAAAAGCAATATCGCCGCCAAGATTAATGGTGGTAGAATTGTCGGGAGAGGTGGCGGATAGTGGACAGGAAAGTTAGGGCGGCTATTAGAAAAGTTTTAAAAGTTATAAGGAAGTTTTCCGATGATGTAACTGTGTATTTGGAATCTTCCGAAGTTGAATTTGATGATTTAGGAAATCCGGTCCAAAACAAAATAGAAAAGACTGTGAAAATGGCTGTATTAACGCCAAAACATAATTCATCGTTTCCGCAAAGTATGGACGGAAGTTTTTTATCAGATAAAAAAGAGGGGTACTACATTCTAAACAAGACAGACAACTTTAAAATTTCTGAAAATATGAAACTGAAACATAACGGTGTGATTTATAGAATAGTCAATATTGAAGAAAATTATGGAGAGTTTTTAAGAATGGAGCTGAATATAGATGACAAGCGAAATTAAAAAAGAACTTGTGAACGATATAAAAGAGTTCTGCAAAAAGTTTGGTATAAATCAAATCATAAATGAAGATAAAAGAGACGAGATACTTGCTGAGCAATATGAAAAACTCAAATTTCCAATTGTTTTTTATAACATATACATTGAAGACGCAGGAAGTCCTATTCCTTTTGGAAACGATAAATATTGTTATGATGAGGAAATACAGGCACTTTTGACTTTGGAGTCACGAGAGAAACATAATGATTTTGATATGCTTTATATGTTTTTGGCAAATACAAATGCAACAAATGATTACTTTGATGATAGAAAACATCAAAGGAAGATACGGAAAGTATACAAGATACAGGAAACGCCTTTTAATTTTATGGGCAGAAAATATTACAAACAAGTTCTGCAATTTAGCTATTTTGCAGAGCATTATATAAATAAAGATTTTAGGGAGGAATAATGGCAATAGAAAGAAATGATTTGAATACATTGAATAATGTACAAATAAAATCAGAAAATAACAGAGCATTTTATGTCGATGTCAGAAGTTTAATGTTTTTTACAAAAGACTTCGCAATATCGCCAACTTATATTACAGAGCCAAAGGATTTATTGGAGCTGAATGTAAGTGGATTAGATGAGAATCATATTTTTTATAAGTTAATAGCAAGTGCCTATTCACAATCATACACTCCGTTAAATGTTGTAGTGTACGGAAACAATACAGCAACTACGTTTACGGAACTTATGAAAACTTATGTGGATCACGAGGACGCTTTCGAGGTTACTAACTGGATTACTAATATGGATATAGTTGCAGAGAAAAATTACATAGACAGTATTATAGCTTATGCAAAGACTGATAAGGATAAACAGTTCTTTATAGCTGTAAATTATGAAAAATTAGGAAATTCAGCTAAGGCTGTAGCACTACAGACGGATAATAATATTGATAATGTAGCATTTGTTATTGAAGGCGCTAAGAACTTAACGAAAGGAAACTGGCTCACTGGAGCATTGGTTGGTGGAACAATAGGATATAAAGATTTGGGAAGTTATATTGTGCATTCTACACAGATTAATGGATTTGTGCAAGAGAATTTCACAAAGACGGAACAAAAGGCATTTTGGGACGCTGGATTGAATTACCTATCTAAGCCAACACGAGGATATTTCCATGTCGTAAATGGGCTTAATTCAGATAATAAGACACTTATTGAATTGAAGTTGATTGAGATTTGGTTAAGGGATGGACTGAAAAAGGATTTGACAATCTTCCAAGTGAGAAAAGATAAAATACCTTTGAATGATACTGGAAGATTAATGATAGAAGCAATTATCAGAGAACGTTGCAGACAAGGGGCTAATGCTGGAATGTTTATGGTAGACAGTTCTGGAAGTTATTTTGGAATAATAACTCAAAAAGATAAGAACGGCAATGAAATAAATATTAAGTTAGGTCATTTAACAGTAGATGAAATAACACAGGAGTCAATCAGGGAAGGGAAATTTAAATTCGATTTAAAAGTTACTTATCTGAACGGCGTTAGGTATGTTTCACTTACTGGAGCAATTACAACAGACGGAGAAATTATTTTTAATAAATAAGGAGGTAAAGATATATGGCAACAAAACAATATAACGTGGATAATGTCAAAATTATACTTACTGCTGCAGGAATTCCTTATGCGATTACTTGCAGACACGAAGATGGTTTTGAAGATGATCCGAATACAGAAAGTTCAAGTTCTACTATCGCGAGCTGTGGGCAGAAAGTAGTAAACGTATCAGTAGATGAAAGTGTATCTATTACGTTGAGTTTGCTTTATGGAAGTGATGAACACAAAACAATGGAAAGATTGCACAAACTTTGGAAAGCAAATAAAGGACTGTTTCCAATGTTTATGGTAATTACCGACACAAACACAAACGAAACTTACATTTATAACAGTGTTTCATTCAAAAAAAAGGCTGGGTTGAAGTATGCAAACGAGAGTGGTACTGAAGCCAGAGCTTGGGAGTTTGAAGCGGAGAGTAGAGAGTTTGTAGGTTAAGGATCATTTTTTTAACAAAAAGGACAATGGCAATTGAATAAATGACTGTGAAACTAAAATATTTGTTTTTTAAGTTTGGGATAATGGTATAATTAAAATTATTCTTTAATTTTTCTTAGAAATAGTGTATAATTTAGAAAACTATTTTTAAGGAGGAATTAAAATGATATTATTGTTAATCATCATAATTGTTTTTGTATGGTTCTTTAATAAAAAAATGAAAGGAATTATTGAAACGAAACAAGAATACAATGTTGATGAAAAATTTATTGTAAAAAATAGGTTCAGTAGATGGTATGCACGTTTCTATGGTGCAGATTGGAGAGCAGATAGACTAAATAACATAATAAATTTTTTTGATAGTTCAAATCGAAAAATCTTTAAAGAAAGTATGCAATATTTAGTGTTGTATGAAAACAAAAGTATATTAATATATACTTATTCAACATTTTGGAAATATATAAAAGCAGAAGATATTGAAGATATTAGAATTGAAAAAGATGGAAAAACTACTTCGCTTTCTGGAGCAATTGGCGGATATTTAGTAGCTGGTGGAATTGGAGCTTTGATAGGTTCAGTCAAAAATGCAAAAATGACAATCCATATAATAACAAAAAGATTCGATGCCACTAATTATTCTATTGAGATAAAAGATTCTAAAAATATGGTTGAGATTTCTAATTTGCTGTTTCAATTATATAAAGTTGAATAAAAAATAAAAATTTTAAAAAAAAGTTCTTGACTTTTTACGCGGGATAATATATAATATATTCACGGGTAGAAAGTAGGTGGAAAATGAAAAAAATAGGACGACCAAAAAGCAATAATCCAAGAAATATAAGATTGGAAATAACTTTAAATAAAGATGAAAACGAAAAATTGAAAAAAATGTCAGAAACTTTAAAATTAAGTAAAACAAGTACAATTGTAAAAGGATTAGAACTTTTGGAAAAAGAATTGGATAAATAAAAAACCCTCTATCCAAATGAATAGAGAGTGTATAGATATAATATCTATCTAACCAATACTATTATACTATATATTCTCTTAAAAAACAAATATTTTAGGAGGAAAATTTTATGACACTTAGACAAGAACTAGGATTTGAAATTACAGAAAGTTTACTGGATGAACACAGCCACAAATTAAATTCAACAAAAAAGGCAGTATTTGACTTAATAGAAGAAATATACGCCATTGTTCCAAAGGATTTTACAGAAAAAGTATCGGATTTGGAAGATGCCTTGTGTGATTACTACACAGCGATAAAAAGAGAATACTACGAGGCTGGCTCAAACATAGACACATTGGTTCAAAGAAACTGTGAAAAGGAAGTTGCTGAAAAAGTGGCAAGAATCGAAAGAAAAAATATAGTATAATGGAGGATAAAAAATGAATGAATTACAAGTAATTGATAAAAGAGAAATTTTGGGAAAACAGTTTAGAGTGTATGGAGATTTTGAAAATCTATTGTTTTTAGCAAAAGATGTAGCAGAATGGATTGATTATAGTAAAAAATCAAATGGAAGTTATGATGTAAACAGTATGTTGAGAACGATAGATGAAGATGAAAAGCTGATACGGAAAATTTCCGCATCAGGTCAAAACCGTAATATGTGGTTCTTAACGGAAGATGGATTTTATGAAGTCTGCATGCAAAGCACAAAACCAAATGCAAAAATCTTTAAAAAAGAAGTGAAAAAGATTTTAAAGACAATCAGGAAAACAGGAATGTATATGACAGACAATGTATGGGATACAATAACAAACAATCCTGAAAAATTAGGAGAAGTGTTAATCAATTACGGTAAAGTGAAAAGAGAACTTGAACATCTGGAAGAAGAAAATCAGATTCAAAAACAGTTAATAGCAGAGTATAAACCGATAAAAGAGTATGTTGATACAATATTGTCAAGTGAAGACACAATGACAATAACACAAATTGCAGCCGATTATGGACTTAGTGCATATGAATTGAATAAAACGTTGAATGAACAGAGAGTTATAAGAAAAGTCGGCGGACAATGGATATTGTATGCGGAACATATGAATAAAGGGTATACAAAAAGTGAAACAATAACAGTAAAAAAGAAAAATGGAACTGAAAAAGTCGTTCCCAATACAAAATGGACGCAAAAAGGAAGGCTATTTGTTCATAATTTATTAGAAACATTAGGAATAAAAGCAAATATGGATAGAGAAAAAGAAGGAGCATAATATTTAAAAGAAAATCACAGTCATTAATTTGATTGTGATTTTTTTGTTACAAAAAATAAAATTAAAATATATAAGGAGAAAGAAAATGAATTTAGAAAGAAAATATACTGAAGAAGAAGCAGAAGCGATTAATATGTCAAGAGAAATGGCTGGATTACCGCCTATCACTCAAAATAATGAGAATGTAGCAGTTCAAAATAAAGAAGTCAAGAATGAAACAAAAGCGATTGAAGCTATTGCAACAGAAGAAACGGCGGAAGAAATAAAAGAAAGAAGAAACGAGAACGAAAGAAATAGATTAAAACAACAAGGTGGATTGCGTCCAAACCAACTGTTCCATCACACTTTGATTAACTGGGACGGAAGACCTCAAGATGTAATTTGTAAATATCCAACAACAAAACAAGCGATTAAGTATTCCAAAATGGAAGTTGATCCTGCGACTGGTAAAGGAGTATTTTTATTTGCTGATGTAGTAAATGATTTTCAAAACGATAAATTACTTTCAAAATTTGAAATCGAAGATTTTCCTTCGAGTGAAATTGCGGAATTAGCTACTTTCCTGTCGGAAGTGGTAAGAAATCCCTTCCTTAAATAGAAACCCTGCTTTTTTCTATGAAGGGAAAATGTATATTAATAAGGATGAAATGCTAAAAGAAATAACAGAAGTTGAAAATTTGGCATTTCAGCTCGAATTAAACGATAACTTTAAAAGTTTTAATTCGTTTGAATTTTTAGAAAGATATAACAAAAATGATATTCCTGAAAAGGAATTTGAGACATTTTTGAAGATGTGTTTCTATGATACGGAAATACAGAAAATAAAAGAGCGGGAACAAAAGAAAATGAAGAAAGGAAAATAAAATGGCTAGCGGAGTAGGAGTTACTTATGAGTTAGAATTTGTAATAAAAGACAAGAACGCAAAGCAATGGATACAGTCTATGCAAAAGGAAGCTGAAAGGCTAGCTAAGGCATTGGATAAAGTTACTTTAAATAATTTTAACAAACAGCTTCAGCACATGCAGAAACATTTGCATTCACAAGGAGATAAATTAAAATCACAACTTAAAATGGCACAGGATATGATGAAATCACTTGGAACTGGCAAGACTGTAAAAAGTGGACTGGAAAATGTAAAAAAAGACACACAATCTGCTAAAAAGAAAATGGATGAATTAAACAAAGCAAAAGAAGCGGTTGGAAAATCAGTCAAAGACCCTTTAAAAAATGTTGCAAAAGGGGCTGACAATGCTATGAAAAGAGTAAAAGGACTTTTAAATAAAGTTCGTGATGGAGCATTGTATAAGGCTGGAAGCTTTATTACGCAGGCTGGTGCTGAAGCATTGCAGGAATATGGACAAACTGATTATGAATTACGAGGTGCTTCTGCTAAGACTGGAGGTTTCGGAACAGATTTAAAAGAATATAGGAAATTAGCAAAGCAGGTTGGTGGAGCAACCAAATTTAATAATCTAGATGTTGCACAAGCTATAAATGCAGGAGCGACTTTAGGAATAAAAAAAGACGAAATGAAACAAATTATTCCTGCTGCTTCAAATTTGGCACAAGCATTTAATTCGGATATTACACCGGCACTTGAAATGGTAAAAATGCACATGAACTCTTACCAGTTATCAGCAAAAGAAGCAAAGAAAGTAACTGATATGATAGCTGTTACATCTAAAAATACTGCGGCAGATTTGCCAAGACTTGCTGAAGGTTTTAAATATGTCGGGGCTTCTGGAAAAGCGTTAGGAGTTCCACTAGAAACGGTTTATGCAATGCTTGGTAAAATGAATGATAATGGACTAATAGGTTCCACTGCGGGTACAGGATTAAATCAAATGTTTGAAAGTATGAAAGATTTTAAAAAGCGTGGAAAACTGGAAGGTTTAATTGGTAAAGTTACGGATGAAAAAGGAAATTTACAGGATATGACTTCTATTCTGGAAAGGTTAAAAGGTGTAACTGACAAAATGGGAAATGCTGACAAGGCTGGAGTTTTAAAATCTATTTTTGGAGTACAAGGTGGAAGAGCAGTAAATACTTTGCTAAACGGAAGTATCGAAGACTTAAAAAAACTTCAAAACGAAATAAAAAATAGTAGTGGAGCGGCTGAGAAATTAAGCAAGTTTATGATGCAGGGAAGTGCTGGGGCAGTTGAAACTTTAATGGGAACAATGTCAAGCACGTTTGCAGCGGTATTTGATTCGTTAGAACCTTTATTAGTTCCAGTTGCAGGACTGTTTATGGGAATTGCTGAAGCAATAGGAATGGTTGCTGAAAAAGCCCCTTGGTTATTACAATTAGTTTCTGTTTTGGGAGCATTGGTTGTCGGAGAATTAGTTTTTCAAAAATTAAAAGCAAGTATTGGACCATTTGTAACAGGAATAAAGGAAGCTATTGCAAGTGTAAGTTTATTTAAAATGGTTTTATACGGACTGTTAGCTATTGGATTGGTAGTGATATTCAATCTATTTAAGCAATGGCAGGATTATTTGCAGGAAAATGCTGATGTGAGCAAGGTTTGGGAATCGGCATTGCAAAGTCTAGGTGCTGCATTAGGAGCAATTGGAGATTTAATAATGGCTGTTATTGGTGCAATATTTGGCTTTAGTACAAAATCAGAAGATGCAAAAGACAAAACTAAAATATGGGGAATGACTGCTGATGAAGTGAAACAGAAATTGGAATCGTTTAAGGAAAATGTGGATAAATTTACTGAAAAAGTTCAGGAAATGTCCAAATGGGTTGATGAAAATAAAGAAAAAGTGAAAATTTGGGGCGGAGCTTTCTTAGGATTAGCATTTGGAGTTGGTATCTTGTGGGCTTTAACCGCTGCACAGAATGCATTTAATGCTGCCGCTGCAATGAATCCATATGTCTTTATTGCAATGATTATAATAGGAGCTATTATACTTATAGGTTTTTGGTTAGTAGATTTATACAATAAAAATGAAACTTTTAGAACTGGTGTTAATGAAGTCTGGATGCAAATTCAAGCATTATTCACAACAGTTGGTGGAATTATACAAGGTGTATTGCAACAAATAGGACAAGGCTTTACAGATTTGATGAATAAAAATCCTGAACTGAAAGCGATTGTCGAAGAATCATGGAATTTTATAAAAGATCATATTGAATTGGTTGTAGGTCTTATTATTGGTGGACCATTTGGAATGCTTGTAGCAGGTTTGATTAGGTTGTATAGCGAACACGAAACAGCAAGAGCCATTATAGATGGAATTTGGGCTGGAATATCGGCTGTAGTCGGTGGTGCTATTTCAAATATAATCGGATTTATAAACAATGCTATTGGAGCGGTTAAAAATTTAATAGGAGCATTTAATGATTTGCTTCATTTAAATTGGAGTGGTGTAGGTAGCCATTTACAAGGATTTGGTGGAAATGTTGTAGGAATGGGTAAAAATATTCTAAATAGTATGCCTGGACACACAATTGATAGAGGACTTAAAGCATACAATAACGCTTATAATAATTCTTTGGCTAAATCCCAATTTAAACATAATAAAAATTTACCTAAAACTTCCAATGTGTATAATTATTTCCACAAAGCAGTTGGAACTAATAACTTTCAAGCTCAAGGTGGCGGTGGAATGACTACTATTGATGAACATGGAGATGAAGCTATTTGGCTGCCTAACGGGTCTATGGTTGCGAGAAATACGACAACTCTTGATATGTTAAATAACTTAAAATCTATTAAGAAAAATACACGTGGCGGTGCAAAAGAAGCAGGAGCAGTTGTTACAAATAACAATAAATTTGTATTCAATGTTACTGGAACTGATGAAACGTTGCAGGAATTGAAACGTGAACTTGAAAAATTAGGGATAGTGTAAAGGGGGTATAGAATGCAAGTGATGGATTTTCTAAAAACAAAATTTACCGAGTTTGAAACAATGAGAGATAAATTAGAAAAAATGTATTTGGAATATTTCGGTGTGAAGCCTAACGGCTTTCTAGGAACTATACCTCTTTTAGTTCTCTCGACTGATTATAGTCAAGACAATGAAATAACAGGGTATAAATCGTATTTGAAAGATAATTTTAACGAAAATATGTTCGTAAATCCATATACATTAAAAATCGAAGTAATTCTTCATGGTAAAGAATGGAAAGATGAACTCGAAAAACTTGTAAAAGAATCAAGAAAAAGAAATTACACAATGTTTATGTATACCAAGTTCGATAAGATTTATGCACCTCTTGCAATTACAAGTGTAAGCTATTCTGAAAATTATGAAAGTTACACAAGTATGAAAGTATCAATAAATTTAAAAGAAATAAACTTGCTTAAATTTACTACAACAGATGGAAAAACAACTACGGGAGTATATGTTCCTGAAACAAGTATTCAAAATAAAGAGACCGAATTGCAAATTCCAAGTGACGCAATGAGCGAAAGATATTCAAATGATACAAGGATGGGAGATGTTATGAAGTGAAGAAGCTATATAATTTTGATATTTCATATAAGAAAAATGGCAAAAGTAGTTACAGAATCTTACTTGATGATGGAGAAAAAACACTCGTAACAACATTAGGCATTTACAATATAAATGGGCTCTGGTATTTGGATATAAAGACTGATAACGAGGACTTGCATATTGGACAACGGATTAACACTTATGAAGATTTATTTCTGATATGCAGAAGAAGATATAAGGAATTTCCGAACGTTAAAATGATAGCTTTGCCAATCAATTTGAATGGCTTTGATGTTGAATTTACAACAGAAACGGCTGGAATATTGCAGGATATTATGGTGGTGGTTTAATGGCTGAAAATACAGAAAATATGCAGAGCAACGAGAATAACAGCAGTTATTATATTTTGTGGGACAGATATGCAAAAGTAACTTTTAAAGTAAAAAATGGAAGCGAAACAGAAGATATCGAGTTTGAGAGGTTTCAAGTTGAAAATGGTGTTGATTCATCGCCTGATTTCGAGATAGAAACAGAGTTTGATATTACAGAAAGCACTAATATTGCTAAAATTGTTATCTATAACTTAACAGATGAGATGATAAAGAAACTGAAAAAAGGTGTGGAAGTAGTTATCGAAGCTGGGTACTGGAATGATGGTGAAAATAAGGATATTGGAGTTATCTATAAAGGGATTATCGAAAGTTTAAAAGGCAGCTGGAACAATGCTGATAAGAAATTTGAGATAACTTGCAATACTTACAATGATGAATACAAGGACACAAAAATCAATTTGAAAGCAGGAAAAGGGACAAAAGCAAGTACGATTATAAAACTTATTTTATCTAAGCTGGATAAATTAAAGACTGGAACAATAGAACTTGGAAAAGATATTGACTATAAAGATGGCAAAACTTTGCACAACAATATCAAGCATATTTTCAAGGAACTGGCAAAAGATACAAAAAGTGTTTTCTTTATAACAAATGGAGTTGTTACATTTCAGCCACGAGATAAGATAAATAGAGGTGTTCTGGAATTTGACGCAAACAGGTTTCAAGATGTAAAGGAAAATGATGGAACTTATACTTTAAAAGCGATATTTGACCACAGATTTCAGGAAGGCTTTAGAATGAATTTGGACTTAAAAAAAGAGTTTGAACAGCTAGAAATCAAAGGGGAGTATTTAATTACAAAAGGCAAACACGTAATGAATTTTAAAACGGATGCCTACACAGAATTGGAAATTAAAACTAAATTTGATGATGAAGAAACTAAAAAGGCTAATGAAATTGAGATTGTTACAGGTAAAAATGGTAAGAATGAAAAGGCGTCTAAAAAGAAAAAGAAAGGCGAAAAAAATAAGAATAAAAATAGTAACAAAAAAGAAAGTAGAAAAGATAAAAAAACTAAAGATACTAAAAAAAGGTAGCAAAAAAATCTAATATTAAAAGTCGCGGGAAAAAAGAAAAAGACTGGGACAGAATTGTAAAACAATACGGAGTAGGAGGCAAGAAGTGAGAAAAAAGACAGTAGGCGATCATATCGAAAATATGATAAACGGAAGTTTTGACAATTTAAATACTTTTGCAATAGCTAAAATTGTAGAGGTGGATAACTCAAATATGAGTTGCAGCATACAAATGCTTGATATTCCTGAACTTTTTGGCACTCGCGATGAAGTTGAAGTGATTGAAAATGTACCAATTGCTCCAATTTTCTGGGGAAGCAAATGCAAAATGAACGCTCCATTATCTGTAAACGACAAAGTTTTGGTAGCATTTTGTCAACACGATACATTTAATGCTCGAAATACTTCCGAACCTTGTGAGCCGAACTCTAGTGCTAAATTCGATATAAACAATGCTATTGTGGTTGGACAAATAACAAGTGATGCAGAAAAGAATATATCTAACGACTTCTACATTGCTTACGGCGGAACACTTGTAACAATAAATGATAGCGGAGTTAACATAAAAGGCAGCTCTATAAATATAAGCGGAGCAGTGAGCATTAAAGGCGATTTAGAAGTTAGTGGAGACGCTAAGATTGGCGGGAAATCATTCTTAACTCATACTAATGGCGGTATGCCGTTGGATTAGGGTATAAATAAGGACAATTACAATTAAATACAATAACTGTGATAAAATAATTAAAAAACTATTGACTTTATACGTATTTTGATGTATAATGTGTTCGAGGTGATTAGGATGCCAATGAATTCAAAAGAAATGATTAGATTTTTGAAGAGAAATGGTTTCACCGAAATAAAAGGTGGAAAAGGTTCTCATAAAAGATTTAAGAATTTCGATACCGGTAAGGTAACCGAAGTGCCTTGTCATAGTGGGGAACTTAATAAGAATCTCGAAAGAGCGATATTAAGACAAGCAGGATTGAAATAAATCCTGTTCCCCATTTCAAAAATAGGAGGATAATTATGTATGTAGTGTACCCAAGCATTTTTTCTAAAGAAAAAGAAGGCTATAGCGTTCATTTTCCTGATTTAGGCGGTGCAACATGTGGCAGCGATTTAGAAGATGCATATTATATGGCGACAGACTATATAGGAACGGTCTTAATGGAAGATTTTTTAGAAAAAAAGGAACTTCCAAAAGCAACAGAAATGGGAAAAATAGATATAAGAGCCTATTTTGAAACATTATACGATAAAGATACAGAAAAGAAAGAAATAGAAGAAGCTGTAAAAAATTCATACACAACTTTGGTTGGATTAGATTTACTGAAATATGTTAAAGAAACACAAAAAACAACGGTTAGAAAAAATGTAACTATACCAAGCTGGCTTAATGAAACAGCCAAAAGATATAATATAAATTTTTCAAAAGTGTTGCAAGAAGCCTTGGAGAAAGAATTGGAAATAGAATAGTTTTTTAAAAATATTTAAAATCACAGTTATTAATTTAACTGTGATTTTTTTGTTACAATTTTTTTAGAAAGGCAGTTGATATGAAAAGTGTAGAAAGTTGGCAAACCGAAAAAGACGACAACAAAGAAATTGATGTTGTGATGGGCAAAAATATAGTATTAAGTTCTGAAATAGAAAAAATAAGACTAAGGCTTGAGAATAAGTTGAGATTGTTCTTTAATGAGTGGTTTTTGCACAAGAACGAAGGCATTTACTGGATTAAAAGAAATGAAAATAACGGACAGATAGGAAACTTGTTGGAAAAGTTCAATATTGAAACTCAAGTGAAAGAAACTATTTTAGCGGATGAAGATGTAGCAGAAATAATAAAATTTGAAAGTGATTTTAAAAACGGAACCGGAAATTATAATTTTGATGTTGAAATATTATTGAAAAATGGTAAAACTTTGACAATTTAGGAAAGGGGGAATAATGGATTTTGGAGTAACGGATACAGGATTTGTATTAAAAAGTTTTTCAGATATTATGAAAGATATAGAAAAACGGTATAAGGCAAGACTGCAGGACAATGAATATACTTTAGATTTTAATACTCCCGAAGGTATTCATTCAGAAGCAATCGGATTTGAGTTGTCGAAGTTATGGGAAGAACTTTTGGACTTTAATAATCAAATGAATCTAAATACAGCAACTGGAATTTATTTGGATTATTTCGGAACTTTATTAAGAACTCCGCGAAATCCAGGAGCATATGCAACTGGACAGGTAAAAATAACAGGAGAAAAGAACAGAGTTGTACCAGCACAGACAATCATAAAATACGCTGAAAAAGAATACAGATTATTGTCTAATGTTGCATTGGATAAATTGGATAATAACGAATATTATGGAGTAGGCTTTATTCAAGCGGTTGAAATTGGAGATGAAAGCAATATTACAAGTGATGTTTCGTTTACAACGGAATATAGCGGAATCTCTAAAATTACAAATGATGTTGATATAACAGGTGGAGCTGATGACGAAAGTGATAGCCTTTACAGAGCAAGATTAAAAAGAAAGCAAACAATTGAACAGACTGCAACACATTCGGCATTGTATAACGGACTTATGGCATTGGAAAATGTAAAAAATGTATTAATATTAGATCCCGAAACAGAGCCAGCAACAGAATCTGGGACTATTAAGATATTTCTCGAAGGAACTCCTGATAACAAAATTTTTGAAACTATACTGGATTTAAAAGCGGATGGAATATTAACACTCGCAGATTCTAATGCACAAACGTTTGAAAAAAAAATAAAAAGGGATATGTTTGAAAGAAAAATAACGTACAACATTATAAAATACAGCACGCTATTAATTAAAGTTGAAGTATTAGAAACAAAAAATTCTGATGAAAGAGATAATCGTTGGACACCACAAATCAAGCAAGAGATATTAAACTATATTAATAATCTTAGGACAGGGGAATCTATTAGTTATTTAAAAACATATTCAGAAATTTTAGGAATTGACGACATAAGAAAAATTAATCTAAAAATGGGATTAACAGAATCTAATGTTGCAACCCAAAATTTTGATAAAGTTTTCAATGTTCCCGTGGGTCAAAAATTTCAAATAAATGAAAATAATATTGAGGTACTTTATGTATAAAGATAGCAAAGAGTATACAGATAAAATAATCAGCAAGTTTCCGCATATGTACAAAAGAGATAGGGAAAGTAATAACTATTTTTTGCTAGAGCTTTATTTAGAAGAAATAAGGCAGGCAAGTAAAGGAATATACGAACTATTAAAATCTTTGGATATTATGCAGGCTAAAGGATATGCTTTAGATAAATTTGGGACATCATTTAACATCGATAGAAATTTAAGAGAAAACGATGAAGAGTACAGAAGAAGAATACTTGCTGAACTATCTAGAAAAAGTAAAAATTCTACTTTTGAAACAATAATAAGTGTATTGAAAATAATAATTGAAAATTATGAACAGAATGTATTTATTTTTGAAGAAGGTATTGTAAAAAGCAAAAATAATGAAAAAGATATAAATATAAAAAATGGGAACTTTAATGGAAAAAATGAGACACAGTATTTTGAAGAAAAAGCAGGGAGTATTTATATAGTTCTAAACAAAAGATTACCGACTTATGCAAAAAAAGGAATAATAAATATTTTGCTTGAAATAAGAGCAAAGGGTGTAGAAATAACAATAGATTTCAAATATAAAGTTCAGACAGCAAGCTATATTTCAAATTTAGCTTTTATCGGAACTACAAGAGTTTTAAAAGTAGAAGATGGATTTTATGACGAAATTTTACAACAAAAGAGTTATGAAAGCAATTTAGCTAGAATGAATGTTATTACACAGGAAGGGGTAAGATAAATGTTAAAAAAAATAAAAGATTGGATTGGTTCTAATTTAGACGTGTATAAAGTGGAGAGCGCAAGTGATGTTGGAACAGGACTTTATAGGCACATCTGGAAAGGGAGAGAAAATGCTACTCAAATTGGAACTACATTGAATGCTGAAATTATGAATAATCTGCAAAATAGCTTAGTTCACTCTATAAATGCAACAAAAACAACTGGATCTGGTACTGATTATTACATTTGCAATTTAGAAGGCTTGACAGAATTTGGATTAAATAATGACTTGAAATTAAGAATTACAG